GCGTACTCTTTCTTGTAGTCACGTGGCATGATAGTTGTCCTCACAAAAGATGGCTTATTGTCCCACAGCCGCGCCATTTAGAACAGCCAGTAGCACAGGGCTTTGTTCCCTAGAGGATGTGCCGGTCAGCGTCGATACGAAGCGAGGGTGGTTCAGATTCACCATCACGCAGTGCGTCTGGCCGGGGCTCCTGTCCTTGCAACCCTTGAACACCGTCACACGCTCACGGGCGGAGATCAATGCACCGTTCGCCTCAAGCTCACGTACTACACGATCCATGCTGTCCTTGGTTCTATTGAGCCAAGACTTGAGCAACGCCAAGTTAAGCGCCGCCACACTACCGGGCAACACGGGGTTAGTCGCATCATAGACAACCTTGATACGCGCAACGGCTTGGTCTGGCGCGGGCTGTGTCACCTGTTCCTTACCTGTGCCGTACACTTCTGTGCAATGCACCAAGCGGTCATTGTGTTCCATCAGGTACTGGCCAATGGTGTCAAACACGTCAGACTTCGACTCTATGGCAGCTTGACGGGTCTGCTTAACGCGCTCGATCATGTACTCAATGGTCGCCTTGATGTCGAACGGGAACAAGCCCAGAGCTTCGCCGATGCGGCCCATGCCCCATGATGCAATGAGTAGCGTTCTGTAGAAGCGCTCTTGTGGCTCGAACACAAAGCCGAACGTTTTATTGAACGAAGCCTCAGACCATTTCCATACAGCCTCGGGGCCGCCCTTGTCGATCACAACTTGCACGAGCTCAGGGAAAGCCCAACCGTTGTTCTTCTCGACGAGCTCAAAGAAGTCATAACCATTGCTACGGCCGTCTTCGCGGGTAGCGATAAATTCTCTATCGTGCTGTGTGAACTCCAAGCAACGAGCTTTCAGTGGGTCATTGCCCGCCTGCGCGTTCTCGAACTTCTGGTACAGAGAGATGTTGGTCGACATGTGTGTCGGCCCGCACCATGTAGCAGGGTCACGCAACTCCCGCTCTTTGGTCATGGAAATCTTCTCACGACCTTGGCTAAATGTATAAGCCATGTCGGCCATGTCACGGTCATCAGCCCCAGTCATCTCATCGATACAGCATGGCAAGTTGTTCAGCACGCCGCGCATCTTGTACAGGGCATTGGCTGTGTCCTTCTGGCTCAGGAACAATTCCTTGGGGTAGCCGATCAAGCTGTTAACGCCGATGATGGACAGTGACTTGCCGGTGGTTGTCTCATGCGAATAGATCGACACGATGGCTGTTGCGTTGCCTGCTACCTTGCCGAGAATGCCTACGGTGCCAGTGAGCACAGACGCACGGATGTTGTCTGTACCGGGGAGGTTTAGCATAGCCATGGCACGCACCCACTCAGAGCGTTCACCATGCGGGCCAATGAGCTTAGAGAAGCTAGCGGCAGGGCCACGCAAACGTGTGTCTACTACACCCGTCGGAGAACCGAGCACTGTCTGGCCGCACATGAACGAGCCATCTTCTTGCCAACCAAAGTTGACGAAATCCAAACCTGTAGGCGCTTGTTGTTGCACCATGGATAAATAGTCCATCAAATAACTCCGTACTTTTTCCTGCTGTCCTGCGTTCTTAATGTAGATTTGTTGGTTCAATAAGAATCCTGAGAAGTCCTTGCCGATCGTTGCAAGCACGGTGATCTCGTGTTCTGTTTCTTTCCACCCAGTCATCGGGAACTTGGTCAGCATCTTGAACGCTGACTTCTTGCTCTCGAGGTCGTGGTACACACCAGTGATGTGCATTTCGTATGGGCTGACGTGGTCGAACTCGATTACCTCTTGCGCGACTTCATTGCCGTTTGCATCGGTCGTCGTGATCTCAGTCTTGACCTCGCGCATGATGTTGTTGTTCTGAATTGCATAGCCCTTGGGCAGTGTGAACGTGAACTCTTCGCCTGCCTCAGTAACGACCTCAGTCTCAGTCGCAACGGATAACTGCGCAGGGCTTGTGATGTTCCCACGGCTCGGGCATCCCTCGCAACCCTTCGCGCAGAACTGTTCGAACTTCGCACAGGTTGTTGGGCCAGTGCCCTTCCAACCATCGAGCTTGGCCATGCTTGCATCGAGATCAAAGTCAGGGTGCTTACCTGCGATCTTGATTACAGCTTCTTTGACATCAGTGCAGTGTTTGGCTAAGCCTAGCGAAGCCCGCCATAAAGGTTCATCGACTCCACGACCTGCAGCATCGAGCAAACCACCGCTATTGACAAGAGCAGCAACTTGATTACAACGCGAGGCAACAGCATCAAGGTTGACGTCGTTTGAGTTAAGTACTGCATCGAGGATCGAAGACTTACCACCTTTACGGGACGCCGTTGCTTTCTTTGCCGCGGGGCCTTTATTGAACCAAGGCTTGAGGATCGTGAAGAGCGAAGCAGGATCGTAGTCTGGGCAGTCCGCAACACACTTGACTTCCTTCCATGGCTGTTGCTTCTTATGATGCGTGCCGACGGGACGGAGCACCATAGATGGGTCGTGAATCTTTGATGTGTCAATTACAACTCCCTGTTCTTCCAATGCAATGCGAAATGCAATGGAGGCTTTCTCCCAGTGTTCTTTGCTGACGACTTGAGTCAGAGGCCAGTACAAGTGCACGCCGTTGCCGGATGAAATAACCATCGGGTTTGGCATGCCAATAGCCGCAAGCGCAGGCATCATCGCCTTCATACCTTCAGCCTTCGTGGCGTAAGGTGTCTTGCCGCCAATATCTAAGTCGAGTGCTAATGCTTTGAACCAAGTGGCTTGCACTTGTTTACGTTCGATCTTCTCACGACCATCCGGTCGAGCCACTCTGTTGTTTGCGAATGCACCAACAGAAAAATAAATTGTTGTTTCAGGTTCAGCGTCCCACAATGAAATGTTTGCAACAGCTTCGTCAATATCTGAATACGATCCGCGGTTCCAACCGAACCCTCTTGGGTTTTGGCCTGTGTGGTCAGGCTTGTGTGCCATGATGACGACTTCGTCACGTTGGGCAAATATACGAGTAAGAAAGTTTTTTGTGTCCAAGACAAGCCCCTAGATGAAAAACCCCGGCGTTACCCGGGGTGCGATTTACGTTTTTATTTTATTACTCGTCAAACAAACTGTCGAGCTTTGCCGCTAATTCATCTGACGCTTTTACTGGGGCAACTACGGGTTTTGCCGCCTTGACAGGAGCCGCTACTGGTGCAGGAGCTTCGTCTTCATAAGCATCATCAACAGCGGGGGCCGCGATGGCTGCCTTCGGTGCGGGAGCTGCAATAGCAGGCCCTGCCGCTTGAGGAGCGAGTTGACGTGTAGCTACTTTAACAGAATCACTTGCCAACAAATTGTCAACGCGAGAAATTGCTTTCTCTGGCACGTAACCTTTTTGCTTAAATGTGATCTTGGGGAAGCTAGCTTGATCGTCGAAGCCCAACTCAGTAATGACTTCTTCAGGGCCAATGCCGTAGTTGCCTAAGTCCTTGAAGTATTCACGCAGAGCTTTCATGCCGCTGACAGGCACGGTCAAGCTGTAGACCTTTGAGGGGTCAGCCGCGGCCACAACTGCCAAGTGACGTTGATCGGCACACATCTTAGACTTTGCACCAGAGGGCAGAACCTTAGAGCCAAGGACGTTGTTAGGGCAGTCAGCGCAACCAGTGTGCACAGGAGCCTCGACGCTAGCGTCAGCCTTGAGGCCATCATTCGACCAACAATCTGGACGGACATTCTCCGCAGACGCATCGAACGCTTTGGCGTAGAACACCTTGGATACACGTGGGTTTGCACCAACGATGATTGTGTCTAGCGTAACGCCGACTGTTGTTTCTACACCATCTTCGCTCAAGCGATAACGGCCTGCGCGGATGCTGATACGGGGGATACCACCGCCATTGTCGCTACCAACGATAGCAGAGGCAACTGTGGACTTGGTGCCTGCTTGTTGGCGGGCGGCGATACGGGCTGCAATGTGTGCAGGTACTGTAGTAATGTTGCTCACGATTATTCCTTTGCTTGAGCTTTACGAAGATTGAAAACACGAGTAGATGAGAAGTTGATACCGGGGGGTGGGGCGCCATTGGATTCAATGAAACTCTTAACTCCCAGTTTCGACGCGCGGGCTTCTACCATGTCCCACGTATCGTTTTCCTTGCAATATGCAAAGAACTCTTCACGCGACGCAACGGTCGCGGTATGGTGTGTCGACCAGTAGGCCGTACCAAAATTTGTCTTGACAGATTCGAGACCGTCTTCCTGCGCTTTGGCAGTCATCCAGTTCTCAACGGCAACCAGCTTTTCCATAAGCTTGGCCTTAGCGGCTTTGTGCTCGCGCTCGAGGGCGTCGATAGCACCGCGTACTTGCAGATATTTCTCTGCGGCTAGTTCGTAATTCATAAGTAAGTCCTAACTGTTCGACTATTCGTCACTGTTGATGCCTTGCACCAAATTCAAAAACTCCGCCAATGTGTTTTTCTTTGCGCGGAGTCGGCGGTATAACTCTGCTTCAAAGCCAGTGGCCCAGATGTGCCACACAGTCGTCTTGCCAGTTGTTGTCAACCGGCGAATCCTTGCATTGGCTTGCTCGTACTGTTCAAGTGAATAAATCGGAGCGTACCAAACAATGTCTTTCGCACGTGTCAATGTCAATCCATGTGCCGCCACTTTCGGGTGAGCCAACAAAATCTGCGGCTTATCCGTGTGTTGAAAGTCGTTGAAGATTTGATTGCGGTCGTTCTTATTAACGTCGCCGTGAACCGATGCAACATCGAATCCATCAGCAGTTAACTTCGCCTGCAACTCATCTTGTACGCCTCTCAGCGGAACAAATATGATGACCTTGTCACCAATCTCATTAAGTAGTTCAGTGAGTGTATTGTACCTCAAAGAGCCATCGATGGCAATCTTACCGGTCTCGCTGTACACGACACCGCAGCTAATTTGCAACATCTTACTCAGCACACCCGCCGCATTCGCCGCAGTCACTTCACCCGCCGCAAACACAGTCACGGCTTTGTCTTTCATTTCCTTAAACGCTTTTTGTTGTTGAGGTGTTAGCTCTGTCTTGCGACCAACGAAGTTAGTGTCGGGCAAATCCTTGCACTCGTCAAGCGAAAAGCGAATCGATGGTTGCAAAACTTTCTTGCATGTCTCAAGCGCGTCTTGTCGTGGTGTCCACTTAAACGTTGTTACCTTCTGCATCACCATGTCTTTGAACGTCGTGAAGCTCTTCGGGCAAGTGGGCGAATCAACAAGTCGTGCGAGTGTCCATGCGTCAGCCGGTGTCTGCGAGATCGGTGTACCCGTGAGCATCCACAGCCATGGCTTATGTGTCTGCATCCACTTAGCAAAAATCTTGTACCGCTGTGAGCTGGGTGATTTGAGCGCAGTCGCTTCGTCATAGATCACAACGTCGAACCCTTTCAAGTCCGCGGCCATGTTGCTAAAGCCATCGTGGTTAATGATGAAGTACTGCACAC